CTTGCGCCAGAGCCTGAGCCAGAAGTGCGTGTCCACGCCTCGCATCGCGGCACCAATGTCTTGCAGCAGTTCTCTGCCGGTCAAAGTGCTGTCGCCAAAGTTGCGGCTCACGGTGATCATTTCGCTCTTGCCGAGGTCGTTGTACGCCATCGCCGCGATGTGCTTGATGGCATCCGCGATGCCGTGCCGACGGTACTCACGATGCTCCACGAAGAGCGACGCAATGGTGGACTTGCCGCTTCCTTGCGGCCCAAGAATCGCCAGCGACCTCACGGCAGTCGGATCGCATCGGCGACAGGCAAGAAGCCGACCACCTTGACGATCCGCTCCGTGTTCTCAAACTCTGTCGTGGCTGGCATTAGGCGCGGCTCCCAGTGCGGCTCCCGCACTCGATACAGGTCCCAGGCGTAGATGCCCTCAGGGGTGCTGTTGATGTACGCCGGTCGCGCTGACCGCTTCCCAGCCTCCTCAATGAGCCAGTCGTACTTCGCCTGCTCAATGAGCAGCTCTGGGTAGTGCGTGTCTCGGCACTTCAGTTCAAGAATGAAGTCCACTCTGCCCAAGCCGACTGGGTACCACGAAGTGCAGTCCCAGTGGCTGAAGCCGTATTCCATCCGCTCAAGGTTTGGCACACTCGTTGCCTTCAGATGCTCGAGCAGTTTCTGCTCCGTCATCGTCGTCCTCCCTTCGCAATAATCTCGCCAATACTCATCACGCCGTTAGTAAGAGTCTTCTCTTCTCTAGTTCTGTTCTGGTTCTTCTCTAGTTCTATAGCGTGACTAAACCGTGACACAGGCTCTTTTCCCGCACGAGCGCGCTGTTGCCGAATGGTCGACGTGGCGTCGACTTGCCATCGAGACCAGTTCGAGACCTTGACGAGACCATCTCCAGATGCCTCCAGCAAGCCCTCGGCGATAAGTCGGGGAACGCACCTTGAGAGGCGCGGCCCGATCACCGTTGCGAGGTGTCGCCGGTCACGGAACTCGCCACCCTTTCGCATCTCCTTCGCCACTTCAAGGATCGTGACGAACGCACGAAACTCGATGTCGCTCAGGCTGCTAATGATTGCGTCCTTGTGTGCTTGTGCTGACCACTTGATCCATAGCGCCATTTCGTCCTCCTCCACTTTCTCTTGCTTAGAACGGCAAGTCCTCTAGGTTCTGGGTGTCTTCTGGCACGAGCTTCGGCTTAGCCGGTGCAGCCGACTGCGACGCGACAAACTTCTGGCTCGGCTTGTCCTTGCAGTAAGCACCGTCTGGCGTCTTATGGCTCGCCGCCCAGAATGCGTTGTACGGCTTGCCGCTTGCCTTGCTGATGCCGCCTGGCTTCAAGGTCCAGAGTTCGCCGTGGCTGCAGGTCTCGTCACCGACGTTCTCGGCAAAGAGCATTGCTGCCTTCGCAGCGATTATTGCGTCGCTGGTAGCGTCGTCAGAATCAACGGAGAGGGGTGTAGGAGCCACGGAGAGGCGCGGAACCCTCGCAAGTGGTACTGGGACACCCTTTTCTGGCGAATAGAGGCTCCTGCCCACTCCTAGCTGCGCGGCGCACCTGCGGAGCGCGTCGCTGGCCGCTGACTTCAGTGGCTCGTCGTCCTGAGCAGAGTTTGGGTAGCCGAAGTCCTGTCGGATGGTTGTCTTACCACCGATGACAACGGCGAGTGAGCCGTGGACGACGTTGCGTGCGCCATCTGCGACCTTCACCTCGAACTGCCAACCCTCAATGCCGAGGACATCATCAAGCCGCTGCGCGACTGCTCGCGCATCTGCGTAGGTGAACGTCATCCCAGCTCTGCCTGGGCGGTGCTTCAGGTCCTTCTCCTCAAATGGCGCCAAGAGTGCTGCTGCAATGTCCTTGCTCATAGTCCCTCCTCGTTCTTAAATCGGAAGACTCGCGCGCCTGGAACTTCCCGCGTCGCGGCTTCAATGATCTTCGGGTCCACTTTCGTTGCGACCTCCTTCCAGTCGGTCTTGACCGACGCCTTGTTCTGCTTCCACGTTGCCTGCCATCCGTTGCCGACAATCCCTGCCTTCTCGCCGATCGCTTCCTTCAGCGAGATGGCGAGGTTCTGCAGCTCTTCGTCAAGCAACTTGGATTCGTACTGCTTTTCCGAATACAGCGCCGCCACGCGGTCAATGCCGTCCGTTGCGTTTGCGTACTCTTCGCTCGCCTGCGGCACGACCTGCGCCAGCGCATCAGAGTCCTGACCCTGCAAGGCTGGCGGCGTCTGCGTTGCGAGCGCGTTCCTGAACTCCACTGCCTTGCGGTACAACTCCGTCTGGTAGTCAATGCTCGCAGCCACCCGCTCGATGCGGAAGACCAGACCACCGAGCAGGACTGCCACGTCGCACCACGGTGCGCCGGTGACGAACATTTGCCACTGCACCTGCGCCACCACCTCTGGCGGCACTGGATGCAGGCTCCAGCGCGGCGAGGTGCTGGTCTTGATCTCCACCAAGCCCTCCTCGCCGACGATGGTGCGGTCGAGTGACGCCATCACCCACGGCAGTTCCTTGAGTCGGACAATGCCGTTGCTGCGGCGCAGCTCGCGGCCAGTCTCCATCTCGTAGAACTCTGCAACCGTGTTCTCCAGCAGAATGCCGCGCACTGCTGCTGGTCCCACTGGGTCAGGCTGATACTTCCCTAGCTTCTCCGCCCAAAGCTGAAAGGCAGTTTTATAGGGGTTCAGCCCTGCGATGACCGAGACGTCGGTCGCCGTGATGCCATCAGCCCGAAGTGCGAACCACTCAGGACTGCGCTGCTCTGCCTTGACAAACTCGTATTGCTTGCTCACTTGCCCTCCTTCTTCTTGCGATCTTTCTTCGCAAACCCTTCGCCCTTGTAAACCACCGCCGCCGGTGAGTAGACCATCCGCATCCAGCGGCCGCACTTCTCGCAGCGCGGGTTGTAAACGTTCTGGATTGAGTGCGTGTGTTCCTCCCGATGCCCGCAGTCGCCGCAGCGGTACTCGTAAACTGGCATTAGCCAAGCACCGCGAAGAGGAACACCACGAACGCAAAGCCCCAGATGCCGATGGCAAGGTCCATCAAGCCCTGTGCGCGCCTACGCTCGTCCGCAAGGATGTCGGTCTTGATTGCCACTCGCTTGTAGACCAGTGGCTGCGTCTTTCGGTTCAGTCTCATCGCATTGACCCCAGCGCCAAGAGCAGCACCATCGCTGCGATGAAGGTCACGACCGTTGCGATCTCCTGCAGTGTCCGAATCATCTTTATCTCCTCAGCAGCCCCGCCAACTTGGTCAGGTTCCTCGCTGCTGTCACGATCCTAGAGCGTGATGTCACGGCTTGTCAAGGGGTAGCCTCCCAGACTGGAGGAGGTCAGTCTGGGAGGTCGCTGGCATAGCCAGCGGCGTCATCGTCCTCATCGAGCAGCTCTAGAACCACCTCTAGGCACGCTCGGCAGATAGCGTAGGACAGGACTGCAGAATAGCCGACCGTGAGGCTGACTTCCTGTTCGGCAAACCTCCACACCCTGCGAGTCTGCCCGCACGGCGTGCAGGCTCCTATGTCCTGCGGCCTCGGAGCCGGCGGACCTGCAAGGAAAGGCACTAGCGCAAGCGGATCAGGTACTCGGCTGAGACCTCTCCATCGCCGTCAAAGAACATTAGCCACTGCCCTGGCTCGCCAGACGCGCCGACGACCTCCTGAGCGAAGCGGTTGCTGCTCTCAAGTGACGGACTGCACCACGTCGTGATCTTGCCGTCGGCAAGGACGAGTCGCGCAGGCTGATGCCAGTGTCCGAACCAGAGATAGTCAAACGGCGCGACGCTCAAGCGCCAGCCGCTCGCCTTCTTTGCGACGCCGTACCACGGCATCCCAAGTCCACCTCTGAACTGATCGCCGTGGACGATCATCCCGATCTTGCCGCCTGGCAAGTCGAGCGTGTCGTACCAGTGCCGACCGCCAACGGTAAGGCTCTCCTTCCAGCTCACGCGCTTCTCGCTCTGCACGAGTGACCGCGCAATGTTGTAGAGAATCGCATCGCTGTTGGATTCTGGCGAGTGATCTGAGTAGCGTCCCAGCCTGCCGTGGTTGCCGATTGCACCGTAGACCTCGACATTCGGGAAGAGTGCGGCCATAGCGCGCACGAACTGCGCGAGCATCTCCGCGCCTCGGAAGATTTGGACGTACAGACCGCCAGCCTCAACTTCGTAGGCTTGTCCTGGGAAGATGTTGCCGTCTGACTCCACGAGGTCGCCAGTGAGCAGAATCTTCACCGTGTCCACAGGGTGATCCTTGCGCTGAATCTCTACGACGCGCTTGACCTTCTCGGCGAGTAGCTGCAGCCGCTTGGCTGCGGTGTCAATGTCGTAGTCCACGCTCTTCTTGCCGAGTTGCCAGTCGCTTAGTTGCACAACGGCAACCTCGCGCTTGCCTTTGCGCTTGTCCGGCTTAGGCGCTGGCACGGCTGGAATCTTCATCCCGACCGCTGCGTCCTTCGCGGCGCGGTAGACCGCCTCCACGAGTTCTTCGGTCTGCTGATCCTTCTTGGCGAGTGCGCGCAACGCACGCCGGTGCGCCGACTTCAGTTCGTTGAGTTCGTCCTCACGCTGAAACTCGATCAGGTCTTCTGGCATTTGCAGTCCCCTCTCCTGTGTCGCTGGATGTTCTGCTGCGCCCAGTGCTGGTTGCGAATCTCGCACCACTTCTGGATTGCCTTTGCCGTGATCTTCGCGGCTGCGAGCGCCTTGTCCAGCGATTGCCGGTCAGCGTCGCTTATCTCAAGCAACTGATAGCCGCAGAGTGGCCCTTTGTAGCCACCCTGCAGCGTCAGGAACTCGTCTAACTCCTCCATTGCGACCTCCTACTTCGGCGCGACTACACGCCGATCGTCAGAGCCTAGATGTCGTATTGCTTTTCCGCAAGAGCCTTGTCTTCAGCCGACTTCTCCTTGATCCCGAACGAAGTGTTCTTTGGGTCAAGGAACTTGATCAGCACCTGCAGCCCTGAGGCCAGCCCTGCGGACAGCACTGTGCGGAAGTCACCGCCAGAAATGTCGAGCAGCGGGATGCCCAGACCGAGTGCGACCGAGATTGAGACGGTGATGAAGGTTCGGAAGAACTCAATCAACGCCTCGTCTACGCCTGTGTTGTCAATGATCCAACGGATGCCTGCCTTGATGTCGCTATACATTCTGACTCCTTACTTCCACTCGACGATGACGACGTGCTTGAACGCCGCGCCGCCAGTTTGCTTCTTTTTGCTCGCAGCAATCTGCTTGAGCTGCTCTTCGGTCACGCTGACCCCGAACTTCTCTTTGCCCTTGCCTGATCGCGTGGGACACGCCCACTGCCAGCCGTCAACGGCATCCCACGCGGCTGCGGTCATATGGCCGTAGCCCAGCGCGATGTGCTTGCGATCTTTCTTTGTCCAGTATGCCTGCCAGCGCTTATGCCACTCGCTGATCTCCACGGCTGGGTAGTCCACCGCCTGCTGCACCCAGATGATGAGTCCAGCCCCACGGTGCGCGGAAATCACGACGTCATCCCACGACTTTGCATAGCGCGCCTTCGCGCCCATCTGCTTTGCCGTCTTGATCAAGTCGCCGAGAGACGAGCCGTTGTCCGACACGCCCTCCTTCTCTACGAAGCCAGTCGCCTTCGCCTTTGCGACTATGCCGTCTCCAGCGGTGGGGTC